TATTTTGATAGCTGTTTCTACAGCTTCAGCTCCTGTATTCATCGGGAGGACTTTTTCAAAGCCAAAATACTCGGTTATATATTTTTCATACACTCCGAGTTTATCGTTATAAAAAGCACGAGAGGTAAGTGTAAGAGTTTGCGCTTGCTCAGTAAGTGCTTTGATGATGCGAGGATGACAATGCCCTTGGTTTACAGCAGAGTAAGAGGAAAGAAAATCGTAGTAGCGTTTGCCTTCCACATCCCACACATATACCCCTTGCCCTTTGCTGAGCACGACTGGTAGTGGGTGATAGTTATGAGCACCGTACTGGTTTTCCAGTGCCATTGCTTGTTCTGAGGTTAATTTTTGTGACGTCATATATTTTTCGTTTTATTTTTAGACGACAAATATACAACTAATTTTCGTAAAAACAAAAAAGCACAAACTTGGAATATCCAAATTTGTGCTATGAAGTTTTTGCGTTACTACTTGTTTCCTAAAAGAAGTCGTCTAACATTGTTCCAAATTCTGCTTTACATTTGTATAGTAGAGCTCTTGAAATACCGATGTTAGATTTTGGTCTATCCAAAGCAGTGATTGAAAAGAACTTTCCTAAAGCTGAAATCATTAGCATATAGGTTATTTTATCAGCTTCAATTAGAATATAGTCTAAAGCTGTTTCTCCCATAGATTTATTGCTATTCATCACTTTTTTCACTTGATCTACAATCGTCAAATGAAAAGCTGAACTTTGTTCTACTATTTTTGAAGATTCTTCATTAGCTGAAGCTTTAGTAAAAACTATTAAATGGAAGGTAAGAGTACTACACACAAAAAATCCTTTTAATTCTTTGTAAACAAATAACTTACAAAAAAAATCTCGTTAAAACGAAAGGTACAGAATACCGTAATTTACCGTATATTTAGCGTAATTGAAAAAGCCCTTTTTTAGCCTTAAAATACCGCATACCGTAATTACCTCCCTAAAACACCCCCAAAAAAGCCCCAAACCCCAACAATAACGCCCATTTAGGGCGTTTTTTTTGTGCCTTATAGCTACCGCTAAAGCCACCTTTTGAGAGGTAGAAAACACCTCCAAAAGGTACCCACCCAGTAAAGCCCAAAAACACCCTCTAAAAAAGTTGGGGGTGCAGTTGGCGTTGCAGTTGGTGTTGCAATTGCGTATATTTTAGCGCACGAGTTTAAGGGGATAATTACACTATTTTTGGCATTTTGAAAGAAAATGTTACCGAGTTGGCAGTATATTGCATTTGGTTATATATCGTAAATTGTTGATTTACATAGTATTTATACTATTAACCCTTAAAAAGTGTCTTTTCTCCCCTATATATTATGTATGTGCGGGCAATAATTGTGTCTCCAAGTTTTTCACTTTGTCCTGCAATTCTGATACATTCACCTCAAGTTCTGCAATTTTCTGATAGTTGGTAACTGGGTCAAGGAACTCAAAAGATATATAAGCTTGACACTCCCATATTTCCCTTATATCCTCCACTCTTACAGTAATATGTTTGTAATCTCTATTGTCAGATTTACAATAAAGAAACCCTTTTTCTCTTGCCCTATTGGTTACCCTCTTTACGATTACCCCATCGCGCTCTGTAACTACTACACATACCCTATTATCACTCAACCACTCCCAATCTTCAACAAATTTACCTATTACATAGCTACCGTCCTGTAATGTGGGATACATAGAAAAACCACTTACCTGAAACATACGATATGTACCATTTCGCATATCAGGAACACTATATGTAGGTAGTTCCTCAATGTAATTGCTATCATCATAGCCCTCAAGATAGCCCGCTTGGGCTTTTACTGATACTAATGGAATACGGTCATTATCGTTATCATCTACAACCACTACTTTAGGCATTAGGCTGCGCCCTTCTACCTTTATAGGCTCAATAATTTCTACACGAGGCGTATTTATTATTTCTGTAGCCGCCTCGCTTTTAAGCATTTCGCCATTTCCAGTGAGCAACCATTCTGCATTTAATTTAGGATGGTTTGACAAAATTTTGGCGATAACGTCACCTCCTACTTCGCTATAAAGAGCATTTCCTCTAAAATTTGAAGTGGCAACATTCAATTCGCCGAAAAAATTTTTCCTCTCAATCTGTTTATAATCAACAAATTGAAGTATTCTTTGTTTAATAGGTGCTAAAATTTTGTCCATAATATTTTGCAGTGATAAAATTTTGACATACTTTTGCGCCAGAATTGGAACAATAAGTAACAATGGACAAAAGTAAGAAAAAAAAGTATAACAAGTACAATGCAAGCGTAATAAATGCATTGATTGAGAAACACGGTTTCTCTGGGCGATACATTCGCCAGTGTGTAAGCGGCGAGCGCACCAGCCTCTCAGCCGATAAAATCAGAAAGGACTACCAGAGTATGGTCGCCCCCTCTGAAAATAAAGTAAAAGAATTTTTAAACGATTAAAACAATGAATGACATCGCAATCATCGAACAAAACGGCACTCAGTTAATAGATGCCCGCGAACTCCACAGAAGATTGGGAGTTCAAACAAAATTTACAAACTGGTTTCCTCGTAGAGTTGAGGAATATAGATTTGACGAAGGTAAAGATTATTTTACTGAAAATCAACTTTTGCCCAAAAATGGGCAAAAGGTATCCCACAGACCACGCACTGAGTATTTCCTTACAATTGATATGGCTAAGGAAATCGCAATGGTAGAAAGAACAGAAGTAGGCAAAAAGATACGTAACTACTTCATTGAAATGGAAAAATTAGCTCGTGAGTCCGCAATCAAAATGCCTCCCTCTCTCAATGTTTATGGCAAGGAAGCCCTGCCCTATATAGAGTGGTTGCTATTACACCAGTACTCAGTTACCAGTGGGCAGTATCATCGCCGTATCAAAAAGCACCCCCAGCACTTCTACCGCACCGCCGAAGGCAAGTGGTATATCAACAGAGAGTTTGCCGAAGCCCTTTTGCAACTGCGCAACGGCTATCAGCAGCTTACCAAGGTCCAAGGACTGCCACAAGTAGTACAATTATCGTTAAAACTTTATGAAGCATAACACTATGAAAGTAGGAGACAAAGTAAGAGTATCGCCTTTTATCACCACAGACCCTTACGGTAAAGCAGGGCAAGTAGGCGTATTAACGGGGGTATGTACCCGTGGAGATTTAGAGTTAGGCATTGTAACCTTTGCCGATGATAGCGTAGGGGTGTATGATATAGAATGTTTAGAACCAATAAATGAATAATACAATGACACCCACAATCAGTGAAAAGTTACAAGCTATCCATAAAGAGCTTAACGCCATAGGGCACTACAATACCTATTTGATTATAGAAAGTGTTCCCTACAACAGTATTACAATGGTTTGCTATACCGAAAATGGCACGGCAACAGAAGAGGAAAGAGAGTCCTTCTCCGAACTGATAGAATATATAGCCCCTTATTTTCGGAGAAGGCTCCAAAGGTTTAAAGAGAAGTAGGTACTATGCCTTTCTCTTTGAGCAAAGCTAAAATATCTTTATAGCTTTCTCTGCAACGCAAAGGGTGAAAGAGCATCTCATCCTCCTGTAAGTTCAGATAAACATCCGCACCACAACCTTTGTGAACAGACCTTTCTACAGCTACAATATGCTGTAAATTTACGAGAATAGGGTCAAAAGTAGGATCGTTATTTACCGATACTTTCACTCTATGCAATTCAATAAAATGTTCCATACAATAATTATTTTTTAGTTTGAAGCTACAAAAGTAGCAATTTTTCCCAAGGTTGGTACGACCAACAGTGAGAAGTTCGCAGCGGTTCGCAACCGCCTTGGGAAGCATTTAAAAACCTTTTAAAACACTTTTAAAATGACAACAAAAACCATTTATCATATAAATAAGGACTTCCTCATTATCGGCAGAGAGATACGCACTACCTTCTTAGGTATTGTAGTGAAACGCGAAAAAATAGACTATCACAAACCAGTGAAGTACCACTAATAACACCACATCACGTTTTTTATATTTTGATTTTATTGTTGTTTTTCCCCAAGTCAGTACGACTGTCAGCAACCGCTGGTGAAGCAAAATCACCTTGGGGAGCAATTAAAAACTAAAAAATATGCCATACCTCTGGTTACATAATAAAGTCGCCGTCGAAGCTGAAGAGTTAGTACCACAGCATTGGAATACGCTCAATACGTTGCGCTCGGAGATACACCGCCATAAAGACAAACCTTACGGCGTGAAAAAACTCCAATCGGGTGGCAATGGACGCAAGCTCCTCATCGACTATGACACCCTGCCTACTGACATACAGCAGGCTCTTGGCGACCCTCGCAAAGAAGGACACCTCCTTGAGCGTTACTATGCTGTGAAAGACGAAACCATTCGCTTCTATGCCGGTTGGAAACGCCAGGGCAAACCCCTCACCGATGAGGAGATAGACCGCTATGTTATCAATGCTACTACCTTGCAGGCTCTCGTAACTCTTGAGAGTGAACGCCTTGCCGTACGCCAATCGTTACACAAAAAAAGCCCTACCAAAGGGCTCGCACAAAGCCTCCTTACCGATGCTTTGAGTTTCAACGAAACCCTGCCCCCCAGCCGTAAGCACTCCCTACCCGAAAGCCTACGCCATTTTAAAAACGCTCTCAAAGCCTTTAAAACTGACGGACTGCTTTCAGTGATTAAAGACCCTTACGGCAAGGGCAAGCAAAACGCTCGCAAGGTAGATGAGCGTGTAATAGAAGTGATTAAAGGCTTATTCGTAGGGCAAGAGTACAAACCTACCCCCACCGATATAGCCCGCCAATACGACTCCTTCCTTAGCGGATATATAGAAGTCTTTAATAAAGAAACTGGCGAGCTGTACGCACCCGAAGAGTTCCCCGCCCTTAGCGAAAGCACCATAAAAGCCTACCTATCGGCTTGGGAAACTAAAATCACCACCTACAGCCTCCGCTCTGGCAACCGACAAGCCTTTATGGGGCAATTTATCCCCTACGCCCAAACCGAACTCCCTACCAAAGCAGGCTCACTCCTCTCTATTGACGACCGCCAACCGCCGTTTTGGTATGACAAAGGTAAACGCCTTTGGTTTTATATCGGCATAGATGTAGCCAGCCGCTGTATGACTACCTTTGTCTACGGCAAAACCAAAGAAGGCATCATCTTAGAGTTCTACCGACAGCTGGTGCGCAACTATCACCAATGGGGCTTAAAACTACCCTTCGAGTTAGAGTGCGAAAGCTCCCTCAACAGCAGTTTTTTAAACACTTTCCTACGTGAGGGCTATATGTTTCAAAAGGTACGGGTTGAGGCAAACAATGCCCGCGGTAAGTACATAGAACGTATGTTTGGCAAGATGCGTAACAATAAGGAAAAATATGCCGAGGGTTGGATAGCACGCCCCTTTGCTAAGAGCGAAGCCAACCAAGCAGGCAAAGGAGCTACTAAAATTATCCCTTACAACGAACTGGTGCAGGCACGCCTTGCCGATATAGAGGACTGGAACAACGAACCTCACGATGAGCACCCCGAAGTGAGCCGTTGGGAGTATTTCCTAAACAACCAGCTCGAAAGTCTCCCCGAAACCAACTACCGCGCTATCCTGCCCCATATAGGCTACAGCGTTAAAACAAGTTGCAAACAAGGCTACATCAGCCTAAATCGCCAAAAAATGGCAATCGCCGAAGATAGCAACATACTCACTGGCGAGCCCCTTATTGAGAAAATGAAACAGATAGAAGGCAAAGATATAGAAGTATTTTGGCTCGACAGCAACGAGGGCGAACTTATCAAAGCTATAGCCTACTGCGGCGGTCGCTATGTATGCGAAGTGCAGCCAATGCCAAAATTCCAACGCGCACGTGCCGAGCAAACAGAAGCCGATATGGTAGCCAAAGCCCTACAAGATGCTTATACAATGACCATCGTACGCTTTGTACAGCACCACAGCAAGCAAATAGCCGAAGTAGGCATCATCAACCGCGCACCCGCACGCCAACGCACTTTCGTTATCCCAAGCCTCAAACGCTACGAAGCCACTAACACCACAGAAGTCGAAATACTCACCGATTACGACTCCTTAGACGAAGACGACAAACAAATATTGTATAACCCCAGTACCGGTACCGAGTACACCCAATCTTGGAGAAACAAATACGCTATATAATGAAAATAGAAGCCCAATTCAAACAAAAAGTACGCGAAGCTATGTTAGCCGACCGCGAAAACTACGGAGGCTCCGACACCGCCTACGCTAAACGCCTTAAACTAAGTGCCGCCATTTATTCACAAATCAAAAACGGCAAAATAGATAAAGTATTATCCGACACTCAATGGCTGGTAATTGCCCACCAACTCGGCGTACAAGTGAACGACAATGGCTGGAAAGTAGCCCGCACACAAGTTTACACCGAAATTGAAGACAACTTGCTATACTGCAAAACTTACAGCAAATCAATGATACTGGTAGACGACTGCGGTATAGGCAAAACCTTCTGCGCACGCCACATCGTAAAACAGCAGAAAAACGCCTTTTATATAGACTGCTCACAAGCCAAAACCAAACAACAATTCATTCGCCTGCTCGCCAAAACCATAGGCGTAGACGACACAGGGCGTTATGTAGATGTAAAAGCCGCTATCAAAATGTGCCTCCTCTACTTAGAGCAACCCTTAGTCGTATTAGACGAAGCCGGCGACCTCGATTACAACGCCTTCCTCGAACTCAAAGAACTATGGAACGCTACCCAAGGCGAATGCGCTTGGTATATGATGGGAGCCGACGGGCTACGCGCCAAGATAGAAAGCGGTATTGCCCACAAAAAAGTAGGCTATGCCGAAATATTCGACCGCTTTTTCGACATCACCACTATAGTACCCCAAGGCACCGACGACCGCAAAGCCTTCTACATACAGCTACTGGGCGATGTAGCCACCGTGAATGCCAAACAGCAAAGCGATGTAGATAAGTTAGTGCGCAAATGCCTCAACCCAAGCGGTAAGAAAGATGCCACCGCCTCCGATATGAAACGACTCCGTTATTTAGAAAACCTCATAAAACTAAGCTAAAACAATGGCACGAATAAAAGCAATATACGGCAAACAACTACTCGAAAAAACCTATAAAACTTTTCCTTTTGAAGGCGAATGGGCACGCGCCTTAGGCAACCCCGAAGTAGCAGGCTTTTGGCTCATATATGGCAAAGAAAAACAAGGCAAAACGTGGTTCTCACTCAAACTCGCCGAGCACCTTAGCACCTACGAAACCACAATGTACATCAGTGCCGAGCAAGGCACCAGCCAAACGTTCCAAGACGCCTACCGCCGAGCCCAACTCAACCCAGCTAATCGCCGCCTCAAAATAGTACCCTATACCGAGCTCACCGAAATAGAAAACGCACTCGGCAAACAGCGAAGCCCAAAAGTAGTCATCATTGATAACACTACAGTATATAATGATGATCTTACCTCACCCAAACTCCGTGAGTGGATGCGCAAATACCGAAGCACCCTCTTTATACTCATCTCACACGAAGAGAAAGGCGAACCCGACCTCGCTGTAGGTCGCCTCTGTAAGAAACTCGCCGAAATCGTTATCCGAGTCGAAGGACTCGCCTGCCACGTATCGGGGCGTTGCCCTGGCGGTACCCTCGTTATCAACGAAGAGAAAGCACAACTCTATTACGACACCAATATCACCCCTAACAGCTAACACCTATGAACACAATACCCCAACAAATCACCTATCGCCACGCCCTCGCCCACCAATTAGGGATCACCTACCTACAGTACGAAAACCTCCGTTATGAGTTCTATATAGATTGGTGTATCCACCTTTTAGCTTGTCCCCCTTCGGGGGTTCGGGGGCTACAACTTAAAACCCTCACCCGCCACGACACACTAATCAACTGGTACGACGACCAATGGTACGAAATAGTTGAGCAAGCCATACACAGACACTACGGGCAAGACATCAGCATCTACGCCCCAGAAGAAATGCTTGACCTCATTAGCTTCTATGCCGCCAACATCTTAGACTACTACCCCAGTGTACTCCTCAAAAAAATAACCGCCCCTGCGGCTCGCACCGAACACTAACCGAAGATAAACCGAACACAAGATGAGAATAGAACTCAACGAAATAAGCGATTACGACTACATCAATCGTAAAATGAGAGAGCACGCCCAGGAGCTCCTCAAAACCGCCAAAAAACAAAAACGCCCCGTGCGATACCTCCCCCAAGGCATCAGCGGCGATAACGTAACTTGGTGGGCAGACTTCAAAAAATACGGAAAAATAATTAACAAATAACAATTATCAATTATGACAGTAGATTTAAGTAAACTCACAGCCAACGAACTCAAAGCCGAACTACAACGCCGCGAGCAAGCACAAAATGAAAACCGCGAAGCATACAAAGCCCTCGTCAATGAAGCAATTCCGCAAATCATTGGTAAACTGCAAACTTATTCAGAGCAAATGGCAGAGGTGAAATTGCATACTTTTGAAGCCCTTAAAATCTTGTTAGACACCAAAAACGAAGTCTACGAAGTAAAAGGCGACCAACAAAGCCACACCTTCACCGATACCCACGGCAACACCATCACCTACGGATTCCGAGTTATTGACAACTGGGATGACACCGTAAATGCAGGCATTGAAAAAGTAAATCACTTTATTGCTTCACTTGCTAAAGACGACGACAGTGCCAAACTCGTTTCAGTAATCAACCGCCTACTCAAGAAAGACGCCAAAGGAAATTTAAAAGCCTCCAGAGTGTTAGAACTCACCCGTGTAGCCAAAGAGTTCAACAGCCCCGCCTTCACCGATGCTGTAACCATCATAGCCCAAGCCTATCGTCCACAGCGTTCGGCATTCTATATCGAAGCCAACACCCTCGACGAGCAAGGCAAAAAGTGTAACATACCTTTGTCACTCTCATCGGTAGACTTCCCTCCTGGCACCGATATTAAGCACCTCTTCCCAGTACACGAAAAGTACGAAGAGCAAGCCAGCGCATAACACATACTTTTAGCCGTCTCGGCGGTTAAAAGATGCTCCTCCGCCCTTAGTAAGGTCGCTGGCACTAAGAGGACGCTCTTATGAGATCCACTAAGGCGAGGAGCTTTTTAAATAACTTTTAAACACCGTTTAAAAATGAAAAAAGAAACCACAATAAAACCCCACCAAATACGTATCCTCCAAACCCTTTTAGGCAAACGCTTTAAGGACAGAGAAGCCCGCCTACACTTTGTATGTAGCTTTATTGGCAGAGAACTTCCCAGCACCAAAAACCTCACCGAAAACGAGTTTTTCGCCCTTGCCGAGCACCTTGATTATAAGTTTGAAATGCACGCCTACTTCGATGCCCAAAACAAGCAACACCTAAAGCTATTAGCCCTATGCCACGAACTCGGTTGGCGCGACGAAGCCAACCCCAAGTACGCCGACATCGCTCGTCTTGGAAAGTGGTTTTGTAGCAGCAAAAACCCCTTCAAAAAGAGCCTCCACCGCCTCACCCCCACCGAAGTAAGCAAAGTAAACGCTATCTTTGAAAAAATGCTCACACAACGCTATGAAAGAAAGTAAAAAAGAGGTCAGGTGTCAGCTGTCAGGTGTCAGTTCTGCCACGTCCGACACGTCATTTGTCATTTGTCATTCGTCATTAAACACCTGCCCCCACAAGCATAAAGAGCTCCGCACCCTTGCCCACTACTGCACTGTAGAAGTAACTGCTCTCTTTTGCAAAGACTGTGGCAAGCAATTAACAAAAGAAGAGTGGAATGTATAACCTTTTAAATACAAAATACAATGGAAATAGACGATTATGATATAAGTTACTCCTCAATCTGCGATAGGATTAATGGAAACCCTCAAGCAGCAAAAAAAGAGCTATTGCGTTTGTGCAATATGACCATAAAAGCAGAAGAAAAAGTTGAAGAGTTAGAAGAGGAACTCAATAAGGCTAAAAGAAATGTGAGGTATTTTAAACAAGGCATATACAACACCTTTCATTACTTCCGCAACCAAATTGGCAAACTACCCTCTTCTGTTATCCTCCGTGAAGGAAAGACGATATACATCATTAAGTACTTCGATGAAGATAACATTACAATAAATGTTGAAAAAGAAAGTTTTTAATTACTAAAACACAAAGAAAATGAACACACAAAAATACCCCACTTGGCTTGTGCCTATTAACATCGCCAAAGAACTCAAAGAAATAGGGTTTAATGAACCTTGTTTATTCTCATACTCAGAAGGTGTTGGTATTACTGCAATGGTATATAGCAGTTCAGAAGGAAAAACAGAGTTTTCAATAAAAGATTTTGTGTTAGGTGGCAATTCACCTGGAAGCCCTTTTACGGATATTCCAACTTATGAACAAGTCTTTGAATGGTTTAGAGTAAGAGGGTTATTTTCCTACATACGCCCAAATATGGGGGCAATGGATTGGTATTCTTATCGAATTTATGACCGCTTTAACGTTGAAAAAGGAAAAGGAATGTCATTCGATTACGAAAATGCTCGCATTTTCTGTATAGAAGCACTCATCGAAATATTCAAAGAACGGCAAAGGAACAAAGAAAAAAGAATAATGGAAGTATAACATTTAATCACGAAGAAAATGAATAACACCGAAAATTACCCCACTTGGCTTGTGTCCCCCGACATTGCCAAAGAACTCAAAGAAATAGGGTTTGACACCCCCTGCTATTGCTATATAGCTCTTGCTATCAGCGGCAAAGGTTACCAATGTATAGAAATAGGTGATAGAATACACAACGAAGTCTATAATAGTATTGAATTAAGAGATATAAAACGTATCAATTACAACAAACAGAAAGGTTGTATCTCCCTTCCCTCTTGGACTGAAGCCCTCACTTGGTTTCGCGCTCGTGGCTACTATGGCAACCTCGAAGCCACCAAAGACGGTACTACTGCCTACATCTTTACCCCAGAGGAAGACTATGGAAGCTGTTGGAAGTTTGAATATAGCAACCATTATGAAAAAGCCCGCGAAACCCTTTTACTTAAACTAATAGACCTCTATAAAACAGCAAACCAATGACCTACACCGTAACCCTACATCGTACCCACACACTGCTAAAGCTCACCTACAAAAAAGGTGAGCTTTGCAAAATAGAAATCAAAAGCGGAGGGCTCAACAGTCAGCAATACCAACAACTTGGAGCTATCCTACCCCCACAAGAGGAAGATATACAACGCTACCAAGAGCAATGGAATGGCAGTGTGTCCTACACTAAAGACGAGCATCAAACTGCAAGCCTTTACACCCAATTCTTAGACGAGTGGTTTGGCTTCTACAATCGTCTATACGGCTTTCCTCCCAAGTTCACTGGAGCCGACGGCAAAGCCCTCAAGCAAATCATTAGCTACCTGCAACAAGTATCAGCAAACGACACTGAAGCCCTTTCCACGTGGCAATACCTACTCAGCAATTGGCAGAAGATGGATGAGTTTCACCAACGAAACACCGATTTAAAATACATCAATTCACAACTTAACAAGATATTACAAAATGCAAAACGAGGTAACAGTAGTGCAAAACAAACTTACAGCACTGATTTCAAACGAAAGATTCTTGAGGGTATATTCACCCAATAACTGTATGAAGCACAGCTACAAACTCAAAACCATAGCCGAAGCAATCAACCTACCCACCCCCTCCATTAGTAGCATACGAAGGGACTATGGTGCAACAGCTTGTGAAAGTTATATAATGTTATGGCTCGTATATCTAAACGAAATGTTAGCTGTAAGTCGCCCAATGAGTGAATGCCAAATAAGCCTTTGCAGTAGCCAAATAATGAATGATTACGGTTACTTAAAACTCACCGAAATATCATTTATATTCAAACGCATACTATCGGGTGAATACGGCGAATTTTACGAACGATTAGGCATAGATAAAGTGCTTAGATTTTTTAGAAAATATGACAAAGAACGCCTACAATACATAGACGACGAACGCCAACGTGAACACGCCGAATTCCGCTACCAAGAGCAAAAAAATGAAACTCCTTTAGACGACTTTAAACGCAAACTAAAAAAAGCCTACCGACTAACAGAACGAAAGACGAGAGACGATTAAATTCGCCTCTCGTCTTTTGTATTTCTTAATTATTTTATACCTTTGCACTATAAAATCAACTCCTTAAAACCAATGCCTCTAAAAAACCCCAATAAAAAGCAGGGTTACCAGCGTAACCAACTCCTCCGCTACAAAGCCGTAATGGACGAGTTCAACCGCCACGACTATCGCTATATGCCTATCTCGGTAATATGGCGTGAGTTTATATACCCCAAGTTCTTTATATCACGAGGCACACTCTACAAAATTCTAAGTATAGATGTAGATACCGAGCTACAAGCCTATGCCTAGACCGCCACACAGTCTGCGTCTTAGATATTCTGCATTTCACAACTGTAATACACTTCATACTCTTGAAGCCCATCATCGCGAAGGGTTCTGTTCTGCGAAGTCCTAATAAGTGGCGAAACATTAGGCAGTAATGATACCCCGTGTAGTTGCTGGTGTATTTTCTCAATAATACCCCATATTGCCCACACCTCTTCTTTTTGTCTCCTTGGGGCTTGCATACTACTATTGGTAAGCCTCATATTAGCCACCGTAATTTTTATCTGTACAGTGCCTATTTGTCGTTGTAGAGGTTTTTTAGTAATATCTTTACCTAAGTTAGTGAATTGCACCTGTTGCACATCAATCAGCGCACAAGGGTATTGCACAGGCATATTAGGACTGTAATAGTCTAACTGTCCCCAGTTCTCATCTATATGTTTAAGTTCTGCAATCTCGCTTACTTTCTGCTGTATTTTCTCTAATAATGTTTTCACTGGTCTATGCTATTTAGTAGTTCTTTCATATTAAAATTTACAATATCATTTACCATTCTTTTTACTTCAGTATGGTCGCCAATAAATTGTCGCTTGGGTATTTTTAGCTTGTCACCTACCTTTTTTAAGGCAAGGGCTTTCCAGTGCTCTGCTTCTACCGAAAAAGCCTTTTGTGTAGCCCCTTTGCGCCCTTTAGCTGTCCCAATTGCTTTGTAATACATTGCCCAAAAATAACGCTTCATTTTGGCTGTTATTTTCACCTCACCGCCATTGTTTTGAATATCAGCATAAGGCACCGAACTTGTCCAGCGTACAGTAGTACCTTCAATGTTGCTACGAATAGACCGCCTTAGTGTACCTGTACGCATCATCAATGAGCCACGCCTATTGGGTATAAGGGTATTAGCCCACTTATCATCAAAGAAGGCTTTGCGCTCAAAGTTACGGTCGAACGCTTCTGTGAGCTTCACTTTGGTATCCGTTAGGATGTAATTTAAAAAGTCTTTAAACTCCATTTAAAAAAGTTTTGTGTTTATTTGCTTGTTGTTTTGTTTTTATTTTGTACTTTTGTTGCCTAAAATACATTTATAGAATGGAAACGATTTTTGACCACAACCCCACACAATCGGAGTTAAACGCTCTTAGGTTTGATGCCTTATCATTTACACTTAAATTTGGCATTGAACTAAATGAGGAATTAACCCCTGATAATTACAAAAAACATATCACAAAAGAATTTGCTTTTTATGATTTAGCTTGCCTCTTTGAGGAAAGAGGAGATATGGATAAAGCCGAGCAGTATTGGCAACAGCTTCCTAAAGCCTATAAAGAATATGGTTTAGGGTATGATGCTATTGCTACCGCTGTATAGCAAAAAACTCGGTTATCTTCTCCCCTATATTAGAATAATCACTCATTAAGTGAGGTTTAAAAAAATCAACAGCTTCACGTTCTTCTATACCGTTGTTTTTCAATCGCTCTCTGAAATTCTTAATCCAACCACTATATCCATATCCTTCCTCTAAAATTCTTTGTTGGTGTGATGCTCTCCCGCCAAGTCTTTCAATAAATTCGTTATAAGTATGTCGCGCTATAAACTCATTGATAGTCTCCATACTTTCTGTTTGTCTCCTATTAAGTTGCATTGGGCGGGTTTGTGTTTTAGCGTGTAATATTTCGTGCCATAACGACTCTAAAGCGTACTCTTGTTTGAATGTTAAAGTCTCTCCCTTCTTTATTGCTCCTAATGCTTTTCGTAACTCTAACGCAGGGTTAAAACCAATGCTTGCAAAGGTATGAGTACTTATTTTTATAGTAGATTGACTACTCCATTCATTAGTATTGTTATTAAAATACATTGAGTGTTGCATTAAAAAGTTGGTAGTACTTGTAAAACTCACCTCTTCAAGCCCTCTCCTAAAGTCGTTAGGGAATAATTCAGCATATTTTAGCAATACATTTTTCACCTCCTCTCTTGTGGGGAAGTCTCTTCTTATGAGCTCTTGCAAATTAACTGAAGTTCTATTATTTATTGCTTCTAACTCTCTTTGTGCCTCTCCAGCCCCTACTACTTGAGTATAAGTATTAGTGGGTGGAAACACCTTCTTTTCCTGCCCTGGGTTAAACCTAAACATCTCCAATTTATTCTTACCGCTCTTTCCTATCTGGGTAGTAGCAGCCTCGCCTGCCTTTTTGGCAGTTTCGGGGTTGCTTTTGGTGTTTTCACGTGCCAATACTTCTACAGCTGTACAACGGCAACGCCACCCATTAGGTGGGTAGTACTCTGTCCAAAAAGCATCGTCTTTAGGCAAACATATTCCTGCCAAAGCTGCGTGGCTTTGCCTTACACGCTCATCACCTGCGGTGCGATATTCAAACCAATACCTATTAGTATCCTCTTGCAGATTTGCCCAATTAGCAGCACTTTGTGCGCTCTGTACGGCGAACTGGTACTCGGCTTCTAAGTAGTTACGGTTGTAGGTGTTATTTAGTTTTAGTATCTCCTGTTCAAACTGATAATAAGGGCGTACATTACCCTGCTCGTCTTTTAGTTTGCTCCGTGCCTCAGTGAGCTGTGTATGGGTTTTTAGCCCCGAAAAGATAAATACATCTCGCTCTAAATAGGTTCTCATCTCATCGGGCACTTCGTGAGGGATAGCGGTGTTAAACACTTCAGCGGTAGCGGTAATAAGGTCGCGGTAAGCTTTGTATTTTGTTAAATCTTCGGGTTTATAACTGCCTTTCTTATGCAAATAATCAAACGCGCGGTGAGCCACCGCAGGCAAATTATCAATAGCTTTTGGACGAGGTGGGTCGGATTGTTGGGATAATTGCGCTTTTTGGCAAGTCTCACAATCGCAGGGCGCATATTGCAGGCTTAGACTTTGGTGCATAGCCCCGAAATAGCGGTGAGCCACCGCGGGCATAATTTCGGGGCTTAGTCGAAAAAATCTAAGGAGAGTTTTTGAGGCGTGGCAGGAGCTTTGTTTCCTGTAACCTCAATACCAAACTTTTCTTTGAGCCACTCATCTGATACTTCTTTATAAGGCAGTATTTCCTTAGTACGTGTCCATAGTTCGCCCAAGTCCTCTGCTTGGTCATACACGAGCGACAATCCCTCTTCGGGGAGTACCCCAATGGCGTACAGAGCAGGTAGTACTTTATCGTTCATATACTGCTCCACCATTGTTTGGTCGGCATCCACAAGGGCTTGCAACATATCTTGCGAGCTTACTTCTTTACCCTTGCTACCGTACTTAGTATCTTGCCCGATGATAGCCCCCGAAATGAGTAGCGAAATATTATCACGGCACAGTTTTATAAGTCCGTTATACACTTCACCTGTAGCAGGTACCCCATTGGTTGCCCACTCGAATTGCTCGGTTTCGTCAATGATAAACCAAGCGGCAGCCCCCATATCGGTCATCATCTTCTCGGCACGTGCAAGGGCTTGGCGGTCGCGGGTATTTGTCTTCATTACGCGGGGAGGTATACCATATATCTCGCACAACTCCGACCAGCAGCTTTGCGCAAAACGACTGAACAAAATATGTGGTATTGCCTGATTGATAAGCCCTAAGTCGCCTGCCTTACCAAAATCTAATAACCACGTACCATACTCAGAGGCATTGATATAGTCTAAGCCCTTATCATCAGTGTAGTCTTTTAGAATAATACCCTTTTGCGGTATCACGTTTTGGCGGGGTACTAAAGCTACTTCTACATCCGAAAAAGGCACCTCATTACTGCTCGCAGGTGCTACCTGCCGATTGAGCTCTATAAGGGTATATCCAAAGTACTCGCTGTCTAAAATGTTGCTTATAATCTCATTAAACCAAACAGACTTTTGCAGTTGGCGTGTTAGCTCCTCGTGTGTCTCACCATTAGCCTTCTGTATGCTAAAATTAGCCGAAATAGTCTTTAGCTTTCGGTTCTTTATTTGTGAGGTAGTATGCGCATCAAGCATCATATCACGAACGAGATTATAGTAGGGAAACATTTTTGGGTTCTCTACGTTCTCTGCCATTGCCATTGCATTTTTCCACGTGAGTACATCGGCACGGGTACGCGCCATAGCCTTGGGAACGATATTGCGGGTAGGTTGCAGAGTGTTATTGCCTGCTTTTTTAGGTTTCTTATAGTTCTTATAGGGTTTCATTGCTTGTATTTTCCTTTAACGTTAATACCTTTTTCGGTGATTTGTAGTACTTCGGCACTAAAGCCGTCTGCTTCTAATTGGATGCGTATATGCCTATCAAGGGCGCGGGTAATACTACCATTCTGTGCCTGCTGAATATTACAACCTGTAATAGGCGACTCCTTCCACTCTCCTTGCTTGGACAGGAAAAGGAACTCCACGTGTTGGGCAGTACTTTCATTAGCGACAAAGTCGCCCCCTACTACCTCCAAATCATATTCAGTTGTTACGGTTATATCTTTCATAATAATTGCCTACAGGTGTCCCCATTTATTCGTGATTGTACTTTTTACGAGAACCATATACAAAAGGGGTTATTTGCTTTTCTGTTTCTTCTGTACGAGGCACAATAGGTAGTGAACTGATATTCACCTCTCCCTTAGCGAGCCTTTTAAGGTACTCTATCGCCCTGTCGTAGCGTTCTTTGGCGTGGTCATAGATAATATCAGCATTGCACAGATCCACAATATACCACTTTGCTACCGATAGGCAAAGGCTCACCACAAGGGCGTTTCTTTCCTCTCCACGCTTGGCAAAGATAGCCTCCGTATCGTATCGAGGGCGACCATCAAGGTATTCCTTTTTATCATTGGTGTAGAAGTACGATTTTACCTCCTGCTCAGCAGTATCTAACGCCTGCAGTACTATACTCTCGTCCCCTTCGCTTATCTGCTCCACTTGGTAGGAGTAGATATTATTCTTTAAATCTTCTTTAACTAAAAACATATCAATAATGGTTATTAACTCTCGCCCCGAAGGCGTATTGGTTGCTACTTTGCCTGTTGCGACCTACGAGCCATTTAAAAGCACCGTGCACGGCATCGGGTCCATCATCGTGAGCACCCGAACCTTTTTCAAAGGCTAAGAACTGGTCAATAAGCACCTGCATATCCGCATTTTTCTGTTCACTATTGAACCATACATTTTTGCGCTCAAAATAGCCCGCAAGGCTCTCTATACGGTCGAACTTATCAGCTTTGCTGCGTTTGTCGGCTACGATAGGGATATAGTACCCCCTTTTGTCGCCCTCTTGGTCAAAGTCGCTTACAAACTCGTCCATTGCAAAAAGCCCTTCAATCATATAACGGATATTGTAGCGGTCTAAGCGATACTTCTCATACTGGTCATACAGCCATTTAGCACAATGTGCACGGCTACGCTGTTGCATATAGCACAGCAGTATATGGAACTCCTTGCCTACATTTCCTACCAAAATCAAGGCTTTGTAGTCCGCATTTTCCTTATAGGAAAGGTCGCCATAAAAACACAAATTATAATACTTGGAAAGTGGTAGTGCCTTTTTATACTGAATATCCTCGTACTTAAAAATAGCCCCATCCTCAATATGTGTGTGCATATACTCCCGCATAAACGAGCGGTAGGGCATACTCTTAAACTTATTACGCCAGTACTCCGCCGAAGTCTTCTCAGGCCATTCGGGGGTAAAGTCCAGCAAGTTTTTTACCGCACACACCGTAAGTATTTTGAACTCTGTATGCGGACTATCCTCATAACTACCCTCCTCCTTGGGCGTGTTAATCACCTCATTGAAGTACGTTTTAAGGCGGTTCGTGATTGAGTTTTTGTGGAAGTTATTATTCGCAAATACAAAGCGTTCAGTAGCGTTGTCCTCACTGTCAAAACACCCCCATACATCTTCAGTAATATAATCTACACTTTCACGCATAATGCGGTCGTTGTGGATAGACTTCTTGCTATCCACATCATCTACTACGATATAATCAGGGCGTTCTGATTGCTCTCGTGCCCCTCGCGGGTTTTGCCCAAAACCAAGCGACATAAACCGAACCCCATCATTAGTAACAAACGAACCGTCCGACCAGTCCCCCGCCGATGACCGCTTGCCGTAATCATTCTGCAAGCGATTGTTATGCTCCAGCTGTGCCTGTATACCCGAAAGGAGTTTTTTAGCCTTAGGGTCAGTCTCACCTACCAAAAGCATAAATCGCAAATCACCCTTAGCAAAGTACAAGTACAGCGGTATCCCCATATCTATATGCACCGACTTCCCCGCCGAGCGGTACATCTCGGCAAGCAAGCGCAAGCGTTTATTGCCTACTATCAGCTTAGCCAACTGGGCGTGAAACCACGCACACTTCTGTTTGGCATAGTTAGGGAAATAGTATTCAAACCAGCGCACATAATCGCCCTCCAAGTTCTTAATACGAGCCCCTTTCTCTTTGGCTGTTTCGTGTATATTTACCGAAGTAGCCTTAGCAATCAGCAGACAATGTTTGTCGTAATCAGCTAAGAGTTTAGCGTATATTTTATCGTTCTTGCTCATTTTTTACTTTTAGTTGTAAGAATTGTTTGTGATACTTGGTACATTGAGCGGCAAAACCAGCGTCCTGTTGTGATATAAACATATCTAGCTCTTTCAGCACTTTATATACAGTAGTAGGGTCTGCCTGCGTTTCGCACCTATCTAAGGCAGCCATTAACTTACCCACATCCGAAGCCGAGAAAGTAGGCTCTTGTCCGTTCATTACCCTAATAGTCTCAGCTTGTAACTTCTGTTTGATAATAGTAGGCGAAGCGTGGAAGTTCAAACGCTTGTCCTCCCAATCGTACTTCTTTACCCATTCGACAATAGTAGCAGGGCGTACTCCGTAGAGCTCCGCTACTTCTGCTTGGGTAACTTCAATATTTTCAATATAATATTGTTCTGCCTTAATACGTGTTTGTTCTTTATTTCTTGCCATTTTTTGTGGCAAAATTCCTACAATTATGGCACTTATAAAACAAGTTGTTCAGTCATTGAACAACTTTGTCCAACCCTTGAACAGTTTTGTTCAACCCTTAAACAACTATTTGCACACTCGACAGAAGCTCACGAATTTTGCCCCGAAAATGATTAACAAAAAAAATGAAAGCCTATGCCTAAATTTATATTGAATGATGAAGCAGTGGTCAATTCTTACGGCTTTAGAATCCTAACAGCAGGAATTGATCTAACACGCTTCAAACTCAACCCTGTAATGCTTGATGGGCACATTCAGAGTAATCAGAATGTAATAGGAAGTTGGAAGGATATTACCCTTGAAGGAGGTAAACTAATAGCCGAGCCTTTGTTTGATATGGAGGATGAGAATGCGAAGCTTATAGCGGGCAAGGTGGAGCGGGGTGTCATCAAGGGGGCAAGTATGGGAATAATGTTTTCTAAGAAAGATTTAGCTAATGAAAACGGAGAAATGGTGCTTAAAAACTGTTCCCTTTTTGAAGTATCTATAGTAGCTGTACCCAGCAATGCCAACGCTTTGCGCTTGCAAATGGACGGCAAAGAACTTACCGAAAAAGAAATAAATGAGCTATGCCTATCATTGACAGATAAAACAATTAACACAGATAACAGTATGAAGATACAACTTACACAATTAGCCTTAGTAGCCTTAGGTATGAGTGCCAACACCAAGGAGCTATCAGCAGATGAAATAGAGTCTGCTATCTTGGCACTTTCTAAATCACGAGACGAACTGCAAGAAAAACTCACCCTTTCAGAAGATCAGCTTAATGCTTTTGTAAATAAAGAAAAAGCACAAAAAGCAGCCCTTACTGTCCAAATGCTTGACGAGGCAGTAAAAAGCGGTAAAATCACCGCTGATAAACGACAAACATTTGCTGATTTAGCGGCTAAAGATTTTGAGTTGGCAAAAGCTACTTTAGAAGCTTTGCCTACTAAAAAGAGCTTTGGTACAGGTGTTACCACACCCGCAGGAACCACTGGAGTAACTACTATGGACGATTTTCAAAAACTCTCCTTAGATGAGAAGTTGGCTTTCAAAAACAGCAACCCTGAAGCCTACCAAAAATTGGTTGCTTCTATTTAACTCCGTAGCACAGTAAGCGTTTAAATAATATTTAAAAACCTTTTAAAAACAGAATTAACTATGGCAATGAATTTTCCAGAAATATGGGAGGCACGCGTACGACAAACCCTTTCACAAGGAGCCGATGCCGACTTCTTAGACGGCGTGCAAGAACTCGATGGCGATGTAACCCAAATGGGCGAACACAACGTAATTCACATCCCTACTACTGAGTTCAAACCCGATGTACTGATTAATAACAGTACATACCCCCTCGCTATCCAAGACTACACCGAAAACGAAGTCGTGGTAAAATTGGACAAGTATCAAACAAAACCTACTAAGGTTACTGACGACCAAACCATCGGAGCAAGCTACAACAAAATTGATGCGGTTACCCGTAGCCACACCAATGAAATTAGCGTTACCAAGTATAAAAAAGCATTACACGCTATTGCTCCTGACCAAAACACCGCTGCTACTCCAGTCCTCACCATTGCAGGTACTGAATGTACCTACAACGACATTGTAGCCCTCAAAGCAAAATGCGACAAAGCAGGATGGCCTCTCAAAGGTCGCCGACTTGTATTGTGTTACGACCACTACAATTCCCTACTCAAGGACAGAGAGCGTTTTGGTGACCAGCTTATCAACTATCGCAACGGACAAACAGCCCCAGTGATTGCAGGCTTTGAAATCAAAACCTACGAACAGCACCCTCACTACAATGCCACAGGACAAAAAATCGCTTTCGACCAAGTGCCTACAAGTACCGATAAACCCGCTTCAGTAGCCTTTGTAGTAGATGCCGTGCGCAAAAAAACAGGGCTCACTAAGCAGTATTATTCCGAAGCCAAACAAGATACCCAAAACCAAGCAAACCTATTGGCATATCGCCACTACTTCATTGCTTTACCTTTGGAGAAAAAGTACATCGCTGCACTGAAATAATGTTTAACCCAAAAAGGAGGGGAAGCCTCAGAAAAGCCCCAAAGTAACTCAATTAACACGCTTTTTCTGCAACCTTCCCCCCCTTACTAATAACAGAAACCCTATGGATACCATATTCAATGATAACCCCAATTTAGATGTAGCCTACAAAACCGCTGACGGCAAATACTTCTACACCGAAAATAGCGCACAAAACTACGCCCTAACCCTCAAAAATAAAGAGGTAAAAAAAGTAGTACGCACAGAAGAAGCTACAGAAAAAGAGGAAGTAAAAAATGAGGTAGTTACTGAAACACAGAAGCCTCAAACAGTAGAAACCATTGAACCCTCAGAGCCTTCAGAAAACCCAGAGCCCTCAGAAAACTCTGATAGTTCAGAAACCCCAGAGCCTTCAGAAAGCTCAGAGCCCTCAGAAGAAACAAAGCCCAGCTTTGAACTCAAACCTAAAAACTTTAACAAACGCTAAACAATGAACGGAGTAAAATTCATAAGAAAAAACGGTGGCTTAGGGCGTGAACTCGCAGGCGAAGACCATATCTCTGGGCTCATCGTCTATGGCGAAGCAGCCGTTGCTCCTACCTTATTACTTTCGGTGGAGGAATTAGCAGGCAAGGCTATTACCCACACAGCAAACCCCGTGTTGCACTACCATATAACCGAGTTCTTTCGTATCAATGAAGGGGCAAAGCTATATGTGCAATCAGTAGCAAGTGCCGACGGCAATTATACCGAAGTAAAAACCCTGCAAGCATTCGCACAGGGCAAACTCCGACAAATCGCCGTTTGCGACTTCAAAACCGAACTTTCGGGCTTAGATAACGCCCTTAGCAAGCTGAACACTATCGGCAAGGAGTTAGCCAAACGTATCACCCCTGTAAGCCTTTTGTATAGCTTTAAACTCAAAGCCGAAGATATTGCTAACCTCCCTGATTTGCGCACCAAAAGTGCCGAACTTGTGAGCGTGGTTATAGGTCAAGATGGTGCAGGGCGAGGAAACTATATCGCACAAACTACCCCTGCAGTAGGTTGTATAGGGGCTGCCCTTGGAGCCATTTCCAAAGCCCAAGTACACGAGAGTATTGCGTGGGTAGAAAAACAGAATTTAGTGAGCACAGCTTACGACAAAGCCCTTACAGGCGACACATTGCAAGCCCTTGAGTTAGATGTCCCCGCTTTAGCCGACGGCACCAAGCTTGGCAGCCTAACCCCTGCACAAGTAGAAGCCTTACACGGCAAAGGGTATATTTTCCTTACCCAGTATGCAGGCAATGCGGGTACGTATTTCAACGATAGCTTCACCGCTACAGCTGCTACCAGCGACTTTGCCTATATAGAGAATAACCGCACCATCGACAAGGCTATCCGCGAGCTAAACCGCGTACTCGTTCCTAAAATTTCAGGACCTGCCTATATTGACCCTGACACGGGCAATCTACAAACAGCAACTGTATCGGCTATTAGTGCTCTTTGTGAGGAGCCTTTAGATGCAATGAAGCGCAATGGTGAGCTCAGTGGGTACAAAGTGTATATCAACCCACGCCAGCGTATTTTGCAAACCTCCAAATTGGAGGTAGTACTCAAAATAGTACCCGTAGGCACTATGCGTGAGATAGAAGTAGCTATTGGCTTTGCACTTAATGTATAGCAATTTAATAACCATTTAAAAGGACTTTAAAAATGTTAGAATTAGAACCCCTTATCAACGGAAGAGAATACGGATGGGCAGATATCATCTGCACTATCGGGGGCGTACCCATTACGGGTATTGTTGCCATAAAGTACGAAGAGGAGCAGGAGAAAGAGAACGTATATGGTGCAGGTCGCCACCCAGTAAGTCGTGGGTATGGCAGAGTGAAGACTACCGCTTCTATCACTGTGCTTGCCTCAACGGCAATGGCACTGAAAGCTAAAGCTCCTAAAGGACAATTACACCGCATTGCGCCTTTCCCTATAACGGTGAACTATCAGCCCGATAATCAGCCCTTGGTAACTCATATACTAAAGAATTGTGAGTTTCAAAAAACACCTTTTGAATGGAAGGAGGGCGATATGCACAAAGAAGTAGAATTACCTCTCATTGTAAGTCACGTAGTGGATAAAAGCATTTAGTGGGTAGCACCCACAAGCAAGTATTAAAAAGAAGTAAAAATGGAAGATAAATACACATTTGTAGAAGACAACCCTTACGCTTTTGGTGAAAAGCCTGCAACTATTTGTGGGCTTACGCCAGAAGAGATACAAAACCTTAAAGAGGAACACGGCGAGCTCGTTTTAGTAGAAGTGTCAGCCGAAGGTGTTACACACCAAGTGATATTCAAAGAGCCTACTTTTAAGCACTTAGAAGCTATTACCAAAATTTCCAAAACAGATGAAGTAAAAGCTGCACAAGCTGCATACGTGAATTACGTAGTAAAAGCCGATGAAGCCATTGAAAAGCGTGATTTGCTAAAGCTCAAAGCTGTAGAAGCCCTAATGGTGAGGGTGCAAAACACCAAGGCAACCGCAAAAAACTTATAGGCTCACTACAATGTGAGCCCAGTGAGAAAGAAGAGTGGAAAGCTGAGGCACTGATTCGTGCTAACTTTGGGGTAGACCCCGAAAGTCTGCAAGCCAGTCAGTGGTGTAAGCTCTATGCCCAAGCAATGTGGTTAGAGCACTGGCGTATGCAAAACCAAGCCGAATTATTTAAGGTTCTTATGGGTGGGTAGGTCAAACCATCCATTGGTGAGGAAGTTTAATACTATCAACACCACGAGAGTGAGCAAGCTATAGCCTGCTGTAGTACCTCCGAAGTCAAATAACCATTGGCAGAGAAACCCTATAAGGGTTAAGAAGATAGTTGCGATACATATTATCCAGTAGAATGCTTTCATAGTATAAAATGTTTAACACGGCAAAGATACAAATTTAAAATGAATAATACGTTTAATTACGGTATAAATTTCAATGTTGCAGGCGATAGCCAAGTCTCTGCCGTGTTTCTCGCTTTGTTCAGAAATATGGATGTTTTGCAGGCAGAGATTACCCAAATTAATCAAACCCTTAACACCTTTTCTGAAAATACTACACGAGCCATTGAGGGGGTATCGCAAAGTATTCAAGAGAGTGCGAACCTTTCAAAAGTGAATTTTGCTGCTATGCTGGACTTTGCCGATAGGGCAGCTGCTTCTCTTGGTAATCTTTCTGCCCCTGGTATCTCCCTTGAAAAGAACCTCGCTGAACTTTCGGCAATCACGGGCGTTACAGGAGAGGGATTGAAAGCCATAGAAATGGCGGCGCGTGATACCGCTAAAACCTTTGGTAATTCAGCAGTAGATAATGTGGAAGCCTATAAGATGATGCTTTCACAGCTTAGCCCCGATATTGCTAAGAACAGCGAGGCAATGAAGCTGATGGGCGAAAACGTGAATATCCTCTCCAAGCAAATGGGAGGCGATACCATAGCAGCTACTGATGTACTCAACACCTCGCTGAACCAATTTGGGGTGAGTATGGAAGACCCTATCAAGGCGGCAAAGGTGATGACGGAGATGATGAACATAATGTCGGCAGCTGCCCAGAATGGCTCGGCTGAACTCCCACAAATCAAGCAGGCATTAGAGCAGGTGGGTATGGTGGCTAAAACCACAGGACTCTCATTTGCTGAAACCAATGCTTATATTCAGCTATTAGACCAAGCGGGCAAAAAAGGTAGCGAGGGAGGGGTAGCCTTGCGCAACGTACTGACAACTCTTTCTGAAGGTCGCTTTACCTCCAAACTCGCTGCCGACGGACTCAAAGCAGCAGGCATTAGCACCGACTATTTAGCCGATAGCAGTATACCCCTACACGAACGCCTAAAGGCTTTACGCAAGATACAAGGCGACACCGCCCTAATGACCAAAGTATTTGGTAAAGAGAATATGTCAGCAGCCATTGCCCTTATCAATACGGCAGACGAAGCTGAAGCAATGAGCAAAAGTATTCAGGGTACCAACTCGGCAGTAGAGCAGGCAGCAGTAATTATGGAAACAGCTGCCGAAAAGAACGCACGGCTTACCGCTCAAGTAGAGGATTTTAAGATTTCTATTTTCAACGCAACTAATGGGGCTTTTGGTTATGCCAGTGTAATAGGCAATATGATAAAAGAAGTAACAGATTTAGCTCCTTTAGTAAAAGGTGTAGGCACAGCATTTAGCTACCTTACGGATGCCCAAAAACGTGCAGCTCTATGGACTTCTATCTGTACTGGAGTAACCAAGGCTTTCAGTGTAGCACAGGGCATACTGAATGCTGTAATGAATATGAACCCTATATTTCTAATCATTACGGGCGTTGCCTTACTTATCGGTTATATCGCTACAGCAATTACTTACTTTGACAGTTTTGGGAGTACAATGCTATTTCTATTAGGTCCTATAGGAATGCTCATCAGTGCTTTTATGATGATTAAGCGACATTGGGATAGCATCGTCGAAGCTTTTAAATCTGAGGGTATTTTAGCAGGTTTTAAACGTATAGGCTTAGTACTATTAGATGTAATAATGGCACCACTACAAAAGATATTAGGCTGGGTTGCCGAGCTTACTGGTTGGGAGTGGGCAGCAAATGCTTCAGGAAGCGTGGAGGAGTTTCGCAAGAATATGGACTTAGTCTCTGATGAGGAGAAAGCTAACACCAAAAAAGAAGACGATAAACCTCAAGAAGTAACGGTAGTAGAAAACAAAGACAGCTTTGACCTTACCAAAAACAAACCTACGGTGCCTACCGTTGGGGGCGTGGCAGCTACCAAAACAATGAATAGCACGGGGGTAGGAGGCGACAAAGGAAAAAGTGAAAACAAAGTGCGTAACCTTACCATTGGCAAGATGATGGATAACTTTAACGTGTATATGAATAACGAGAAGGGTATAGATAAACAGCAGCTATTGCAAGCTGTTACCGAAATTCTCCGCACAGCAGCTGTAGATTTTGCCTCCTCAAATGATTGACGAATATGATACACTTTAACTTTCAACCCCAACCCGAAACCATAGCTAAAACGGTAGCCTTAAACTTGGCTTTTCGCTTTGGTATGCAAGCGGGCAAGCCTTTAGAGGTTAAGAAGTTTGACGGCGAGTTTGTCGCAACAAGTGACTTAGAAAACCGCCCTTGGCTGACCTCCTTGCGTATGAGTACCCACCACGAGGGCGAGCGTTATAGCTTATTGTTCCCCGAAGTGATTATCTCAATAACCCAACAGCGCAATATTGTTACTACTCCCCTGCAAGGGCGTGACGGCACGATTAAGGAGTATATCAGCAATGGTGATTACGGCATTACCCTCGACCTCGCTATTACCGATTATGAAGGCGAACCTGGGGAGAAAGCTGACGAGGCGTTTTTATTGCCAAAGCAGGACTACCCGCTAAGTCAGTTAGAAACCTTGCGCAAACTACTCACTACTCCCGAAGCGGTGGAAGTAGAAAGCGACTTTCTCTATGCTTTTGGTATCAAGTCGGCAGTAGTTACCTCTTTCTCATTGCAGCAGGAAACACACAGCAATCGCCAAAGCGTACAAATACAAATGCTATCCGATGAGCCTTACGAAATAAAGCAAATACAGCAAGACGAGTATGTTAAGATTAGTAAGTAGAATAACCATTGAGGGTGAGCAAAAGTGGGTATTTACGGCTCTTTCAGAATGTAACATTGTAGAAGATATGGAAAGCCTTACCGATACTTGCGAACTAAAACTGCCACGCAATATTCGCTGGCAAGGCTATGTAAGTGAAAAAGGTACACCCCCAATCAAGCGAGGCGACCGTATTACAGTAGAGCTCGGTTATGATGATGATTTAAAAGTACGCTTTGCAGGTTATATCCGTTCGGTAGATGCCAAAGTGCCTATCACCATAAAATGCGAAGACGGTATGTTCCTGCTCAAAATGTTAAAAGCCGAGCCTAAAGCCTTTAAGAACGCTACCCTCAAAGAGATAGTGGAACATCTGCTCAAGGATACAAATATTAGCTACAAACTCATTGATGACAATATACAAGTAGGTAGCTGGCGTATCACCCAGCCCAACGTATCGCAAGAGTTGCAGGAGTTAAAAGACAAGGTAATGCTTAGTAGTTACTTTAGGTTTATTGACGGCAAATCGGTGTTGTATATCGGCTTAGCCTACCCTATAGATAACCGAGAAAAACACCTTTTTAGGCACGGCAAAAACATCATCAGTGAGGACTTTACTTACCGTGATAAAGACGATATAAGGGTACGCGTAGAGGCACAGAGCTTCAACGCTAAGCATAAGAAAATCACCTACGAGTACGGCGATAAAGACGGTGAAGTAATAAAACTCCGCATAGACGGACTAACAGAGGAGGAGCTAAAGAAGTACGCAATGCAGGCTTTGGAACGCTACAAGCAAAGTGGTTTTAAGGGCTCGTTTGAAACCTTTGGTGTACCCGAAGTAAGCAAGTGCGATATGGTAGAAATACACGCCTCCGATGGCAATAGTGGTACTTATTTAGTAAAAAAAAATGAGATTAGTTTTGGTACCAATGGCTACCGACAAAAGATTGAATTAGGGAATGCATTATGATAAAAGAACTGATACAGCAATTAGCCAATACGAGGCAGGAACTATACGCCAAGGTGTGCGAGGTAACCTCTGTAGATGAGGAGGCTAAAACCGCCGATGTAAGTCCCTTAGACGGTAGTTCACCTATTAACGATGTGTATTTAGTAGTAGATTTTGAGCACGGAGGCTTCTACTTTCAACCCAAAGTGGGTTCGCTGGTATGTGTGTCTTTTATCAACAAAGAAACGGCAATAGTAGTAGGAACCTCCGAGCTGGAGAAAGTAGAATGCATATTGGGAGGTTTTACCCTAAAGATAGAAGATGGCAAACTGCAACTCAAAAATGAGCAAGCCGATTTTAAAACCCTTTTAAACGCCCTTTTAACAGAACTTAAAAACGCTATCATTCAAACTCCCGCAGGTCCTGGCAACTTTGCCCCGCAGAACATAGCCAAGTTTGAAGAAATCAACAACAAAATAAACGCACTATGGCACTAAACAAACAAGCCCTTCAACAAGGCATTATCCGCCTTCAACAAGATATGCAACGTAAAACAGATGCCTCAATGGAAGAGTATGCCGAACGCTTAGCCTCTCTTATTGATGACTTTGTTAAGAGTGGCGAGGTAACAGTGCAAGCAGGAATCACCCTACAAGCAGGGGCTTATACGGGTGCAACAACAAGTGAAGGAAAAGGGAAAATAACTTAAAAACACATATCACAATGGAATGGATATCAGAAGTATTTAAAGAGCATTTTGGTTCGTTTATCGGAATGGTATTATCGGGCTTAGCAGGTTGGTTCTTTGGTCGCCCCAAGCAGCAAATGGAACTACAAACCTCCGAACTTGACAATGTAGACAAGGCTGTGAAGATATACCGAGAGATGATAGAAGACTTAGGCACCAAGTACGCCAATGCTATTGAGGAACTCAAACACGCTAACCAACGCATTAAGGACTTAGAAGCCTCAGTAGAAGAGCTTCTCACCGAACTTAAGAAGTACAAGCAGTTAAATGGTAAAGCAAAATGATAATCACCGCACTACATAATCAAAGCCTCCTCGACCTCGCTTTACAACACACAGGTACTATTGAAAGCGTCTTTGAGTTTGCAGAAGCTAATACCCTTAACATCACCGATGATGTAGTAGCAGGCAAAACCTTAGTACTACCTGCTGAGATATTTAGCAATAAAGATATACTAAATTATTACACCGCTAAAAACCTACAGCCTGCAACGGCTTTCACCAAAGAAGACGAACAAGTAGCTAAACGCCTTGAGGGTATTAGCATTTGGGCAATAAACCTTGATTTTATAGTAAGTAAAGAATAAAAACCTTATGAATAACCTACAATTATACAACGCCGATAACTTAGAGG